ATCACGAATAACCGTTGATAGTTTGTCTAGAAAGAACCTACGCAAAACTAATACCTCGCAAAGCCTTTATTTAAAGGCTTTCTAGCTCTTATATACGGATAAATTGTTTGTGGCTTATCGTCTATCCATATATCTATCCTTATATCTTTTTGCAATGTTGCTTCTAGTTTAGATTTTGTTGCGTAAATTATAGGTATTTGCATATCCTGTCTTATATCGTCTGCAATGTGTTCATATCTTTTGGTAACACAAAAAACTTTATGTCCATTATTCAAAAATGTATTAATTACTTGATTCCAAATTTTTTTATCTAAGGTGTAGGTGTTGTCATAGTCTATGGCTATATTCATAATGACCTAAATGCTTCTTTTATATTTTTATCAATTGCTTTGCCTATATTGTTTTTGACTACACCTTCTATTGTTTTAAAAAACTCCAAAGTTTTTCTATATGTAACAGAACTCTCAAAACCAATCAGCAACTTAACGTGCGGATTTCTTTTGCCACCTGCTCGTCTATAAACACCCTCAACACCTTTTATATTAGCAATAAAGTCTTTTTTACCTTTAGCAAGTCCTGATCTTTTACCTCTAATATTACCATATTTATTCAATGATATATGTCCGCCTGCTGTATATGGTACAGGTATCTTAGACTTATTTGGAACAGATACGCCACCCTCAAATAACTTTGATAAATATTTTTGAGCCGCATTATGTATAAAAACAGTTGCAAAGGGATTCTTCATTGGTCTCGCTTTTACTATGCTAGGTGATTTAATAGTAAATGGTGTTGGTCTATCAAGCTTCTTTTGTATTTGTGATCGCATAGCATTTACAGACTTAATACCAACTTCGTTGATAGATTCAGAAAGCACTATAGGAATATGTCTGCTTTTAAATAATCCCAAACGCCTTTTAACATCTTTAGCATTTGTCTCAATACTTACTTTAGCCATTATAGATTTCTCCATGTTGATTTACCTTTAAACTGTAAACCATATTGTTTAGCTCTTCTAATTACTGTTGACTGACTAACACCAAAAGTTCTTGCACAGTCATAGCTTGATGCACCACTATCAATTTTCTTCTTTAAAATAGTAACACTAATTAACTTACTCATTCCTGCTCTATTTCATCTATGAGGTTGCAACCGATAGCGCCATATCCTTTTATGTCTAAGAAACTATCAAAATGATCTGGTTTATTGTAGCCACGCAATGCTTTAGCAGCTACATACATAGCAACTACTTGATTTGTGCTGATTGTCTTACCCAACATAGCACCCCATATCTGAGCAAGCTGACTCATATAATCTATTGGCTCACCATAATCTTTTGCTTTTTCAGCTAAAAGCTTATCAATACTTTGTATCTTTTTCATCTAATGCTCTCCTATGTAATCTATCTTCTTGCTTTTGTAATGATCTCTCAACATGATTATCAATTATTTTACTTATGATTTTTGTATAGTTGATAATCCTTTTCTTCAAGTTTGTCATTCTTAAATATTTTATCCCAATTTAAATCTATTTTCTTTTTATCTTCTGGCCTGCGCTTACTACCTTTTGACATAATCTATTTTATTAAAAGTTGGACTAAGGTTGCTTTGTGTAAGTTCTTCTTTAGCATCTATGCAATGTTCTGGAATACATCTAAACAATTCTTCAATACTAAATATGATACAGTCTTGTTCTTGTTTATATTTATCATATACATTTTTTAACTCATAGTCATTACCAACTATGAGGACATACTTATCTTTATTGTATTTGTAGCAAGATACATTTGGATCAAGCTCTACATATCCATTATCTGTAGCAGCTTCAATAATTGCATCATATGCTCTTTGCATCATCTCACACATAGAAAATATCTTTTTATAATTTTGTTCTTTTAATGACTCTCTAAATATCCACTCTGCTCTTTCAAACTTTAATGCAACATTGCTTGGTATTATTTTTAATAATCTTTTCTTACCACCCCACTTGTTTGCAATTTCAGATTCAAGCTTCCTAAGTATCTTAATCTGCAACAAAGCATTATCTTTATATATTTGTTTCATGGATATATGAAAAAACTTGGATCATTATGGATACATGGATATATACAAGGTATATATATATCCAGTATATCCACTATATGTTGATTTCGGATAGAAAATAGCCAATTTATATCCACTTTATATCCACATCTATCCACTTTTATATCCACTAACTTAAACCTCATTACCCCAACAATCCCATCCTTTATATTTATTTCTAGCAAAAAGCTCTATCTTTTTTTCTTCGCTGTCATAGGTTTCCGCAATAATGTCTCTAAAAAAGTCAGGTTTTTTGCTGTGATAACTTCTAGGCAATTCCCACCAACAACTATCATATTTTTTTTGTGCGTTTTGCTTACCTTTATAGGCAAACAAAAGATATTCAACATTTGTTGTAAAAGTGCCGCCTAAACCTAATCCTCTTGGTTTTTTAACCCAAATTAAAGTTGTACTGTATTTAAACCCCCAAGCTTTTATGACATCAAAAGATTGATCTAAATATTTGTTAATTGTCCACATATATAATTTGCAATTCTTTTCAGCTATATCACTTATAGGTAATTTTTTTATATTTTCTATATCCATTGTTGGATAAGGTAATTCTCTTGTTTTACCATTACTATTCCAATCACATCCCCTCTTAACATCCCAAGGTGGATCAGCGTAAATAATATTATATTTTTTATTTGGAAAAGGTATCATCAGAACACTCCTTCATCCCATTTTTTAGCCTGATAACCATAATTTTCTTTGTAATGCACCAATCCTTTTTCCTTTAATTGCTTCAATCTTCCTTGAGCAGTCTTACGTTTTACCTTCAATATACCCTCTATGTCTGCTGCATTTAACCATACACTTACAGGATCATCAGGGCATTGCTGTTCAGCTACAGTTATAAGTGCTTTTATAGTTTCTTCATTAACTGTAGATTCTTTAATATCTATTGGCTTATCTTCAGGTATCAGTACACCACTTGTTAGGTTATCAAAGCCAAGCAGATTTACTTCGTGGAACTTATATTGCATCTTAGCCATACCCATTCCGTCTTTGTTAAGTGTCTGCTCAAAATCAACCCACATCTCATCAATAATATCGTCTCTACTAACCTTAAACTCATAATCTAAACTAGCCTGAATAACACTTGATCCTCTAGCTCTTGCATTTGATCCATGACCTGTATGATGCACAAAACAACAAGTAGCACCAAACTCAGCAACTAACTTATCTAATCTTTGTATAAATAGTCCTACATCTTCACTAGAGTTCTCATTACCTGAGAAGTTTCGTTGAAATGTATCAAAAATAATTAGACCAATACTTCCATATTGTTCCTCTATTTCTCTGCAAGTTGTCAACAACTTATCAAACTCATCATCCTCTGTAATCCTTGCACCTCTGTTAGATAATAGAAGCGGTGCTTTTGATAAGTCTTTATTAAAGTATTGCTCATAAGCTTTAATGCGGCGACCAACTCCACGCTTCCCCTCTCCACAGAGGTAAAGTGTAGTTGCCTGTTTACTTGCACTTCCATAAAATTCTTCACCCATAGCAACAGCACACGCCATAGCGATAGCTACAAAAGATTTACCTGATTTAGCAGCACCAAAGATAGACATAACTGATTCTCTTTCAAACATATCTTGTATTAACCAATCAGGCTCTTTTACTTCCGCCATAACTTCATCGATGCGTTGGAAGTAAATATCGCTTTTGGGTGGTAACATTTGATTACCTTTAATATATTGTTCTAAAGCAAAACTATTATCAAAGTAATTAGATTCATTGGCATCCCAAAGATCGTCCTTATCCGCAAAGTCTTTTGGTGGTAAAGCTATCCTTACACTACATCCGTTCTTCTTTAAATACTTGCCTAACTCCCACGCAGCTTCCCTACCCACATCATCATTGTCTGGAAAGATATAAACATCTCTATTAAATACAGGCGACCAGTCTGACTTCTCCCAAGACTTAGCTCCTCCATGCCAACAGGCAACATCGCCATCATACAGCTTGCCTGCTCCCAAGCACGCCTTCTCACCCTCGTTGATGAGGACTGGCTTGTTGGGATAATTGCACTCGCTATAGATAGGCAACTTGCCTTCTGGTCTACGCATTACCCAACTATCACCAACCTTAGTAAAAGGTGCGTACTTTTGTTTTATAGGATGATTGTCTGGAAAGCGTAAGACTATAAAGCTGTCATTGTATTTAAGCTTAACAACAGCTTCAGACCAAAGCTGTAGTAATTTATCTCTAGAGATCGGCTTTGCACCCACTATGTTAGGAGTAGCTATGGCAACATCTTTTTCAGTGGAGGTAATTATGCTGTTGCCATTTGGTGCAAAGCCTAAATCAAACTTTTGCAAAATGTCTTTATCTACATTCTTTGTCTCTAATAACCAGGCTACTCCACCGCCTTCGTCATTTTCAAAGTCAAAGAAAGTACCTGCTTCTTTATTAAATACAAAGCTTCCCTTTGATCCCCACCGCCATTCTTTATCTGTTTTAGTTTTCGGTTCTCCTAATACCTCTAAAGCAATCTGTGGAGCTACATTAACCCACTTATCTTGCATGATCTAAAATGGCAAATCATCTTCTGTAATATCACCGCTTTTAGCGACCTGTTCATCGACCTTATCGCTAAGGCCTGCATTTGGACTAACCCAATCATCATCGTTGGGTGCATCAAACGTAGGAATAACAAACGTATCTTTTCTTGGTTTCCAATCTACAAAAGAAAAGTTAGCTCTGTTAAAGTCATTCATCTTACCTTTTATAGTTTCTGTGCCAGTAAATGCAAAACATGGTAGCGCAGGTTTTTTCTCATTCCATTGGTTGTAACACCCTCTAAGTATCTCTAACATTGTTTGATACTCATTCACGCTGTTGCGTTGCCACAGTAAAGGTCTATCCTCTACGCCATCAACCATAACCCAGATAGAAAAGGCTCTTGTCCAACCATGTCCTGCTGGTGGTTGTGATTTAGCACCAACAACATCATCCCAGACAAACTCATAGCCACCTTCATATCTTCCCCAACCTGTTTGCAATGTATCTAGATCAAGTTGCATATATTTAAACTTACACTCCTGGTCTGCAAGCTTAAAAGTCTTTTCTTTGCTTATAAATTTAAGATAAATTGAATTATCGCTTTCTTGTAGTATTTCCATAATATATCTCCTTTAATGAACTACCTTTTTGGTAGCAATACTGTCAAAAACTGCCTTAAGAACACTAGCATTAGTGTCCTTAAAACTACTAAAATCTTCTATTGTGGACATGCCTAAATACTCCGCACTTCTCCTAGCTTTGCAAAACTCGTCCCAGCAAAACTTCTCAAACTCTGGATCAAAGTAAATTAGTTCTTCCATGAACTAACCTCATATTTAAGGATATCTAAAAACTGCTCAAAAGATGTGAAGGCAACAGGATGATGCAATTCTCTATCGCTTATATTAGAGTTAATCATACTCAAGGGGAAAGCTACTCTGACTGGTAAGTGGTTAAACTTAAAAATCAAAATAGGTACATTATCATCACCTGCTGCTTCACAAACTTGTTGCCACCATTTATCTTTGTACCAATTATTGCTACTTCTTGCATAATTTTTGCACTCAAAATAAAGGTAACGTAACTTTAAATCTGGTTGGTTTTTTTCTTGGTATTGGTTGAGGTTTCTGCTGACTCTATCTTGTACATGTGTTGTTTCTAGCATCGCATTTATTTGCTTAGCACACTCTCTTTCAAACGCAGCGCCTTTAGCTCTAGCGTTTACCATTTATAAACCCTCCACGTCAAAATCAACATTTGTCAAATCATGTTTTACAGAATTTATACCTAGCTTTAAAAAGTATTCTGCAAGCTGTCCCATCGGTTTACCAGTCTGTGCTGACAGCACCTTTAATTCTTTATGCACATCTTTATATACCCAAATAGCCTCCTTGCCTACTTTCTCCATAGTCTTATCATCCATAAAGTCTGTTGTTTTAGTCCTCATATTTCTTAATACTTAAAGTCTTTCTTCTAACACTATACGCTTCTTTTGCTGGCACTATCTTTTCTTCTTTTGCTTTGTAATGTGTCATACCCCAATTTATAACATAATTTCCTGCTTTTGCCTTGCTATGATTTCCCATAGCTTCCATCAACGCTGCTGTTGCTCTTTGTTTATTTGCTTTTGCATTTTTTATAGCTTCATCTGATAACATTATCTGTTTTGCATGATCCTCACATAACATATCTAAATCAATAAGCTCTTCTTCTGTGGCCTCTGGATGCACTAAAACACCATCATTACGCTTGTCATCTAAAAGCTCAAATGGAAAGTAATCCTCTTCTTTGATACGCCCATTCCAATCTTCTACTGCATCTCTAAGCTTGTCTGCGAAAGCAGGATCACGTTTATAGACAAATATTCTAAAAGTTGTTGATTGGTACAATACACATAAAACACCCCAATCAACACCAGCACACTCCATTTGTGCTTGCAGTTGAAGCACGCCACGCCACAAAGCTGGAGGGCTTTCAGGATATGAATTTGTAACCTTATTCTCAACTACCCCTTGACCATCCAGCTTCACCTCTGTCGCATTTGGTAAATAAATACCTTTGCTTTCATCCTCTTTTATGACTAAGTTGTCTGCATGAGCCATACCATCTAATGATGCTTCAAATAACAAATATGGATGTTTAGCTACAACATTAATATCTGTTTGCACATCGGTCAAGCCTAGTATGTTGCAAGCTTCTTTTATGCAGGGTGCTTCTAAAACATCGCCCATTCTTTGTATGCCAGTCTGCTCAAACCTTGTAGGCTTGCCATGCTTTGCATCTATACATCTTTTGAGTGCTTCATTCCTAGAGCCATACTTATACTCATTGAATAAGTAAGGTGATATAGATGCAGTTGGTATATCGTCTCTTGTAAGCTTACCTACCATCTTTAATCTCAACAGACTTCATATAGCTACGCTTACCTTTTGCCAGTTCACGCAAGACTCTCAACTTAGCCTCATCGTAATCTCTGTATCTAGCGATCATCGTGAAGTCTTGCCTATGAGCATTGTCTTTAGGCTCTTGCATAATCCAATAGTTGAAATTAGTTTCCATTTACGCCACCTCCTGATTATTAGTATCTAGACCTCTTTGATATATTTCATTCTCTACTGCTGCAAGTAAAATATCATAACCTTCATATTTTTCTTCTTGATCAAGCAGATGTTTATGGAACATCAATAATTTATTATCTTTAGCTTTTGCTAGTTTTTCTGTAAGTTCTATTTTCATGTTTAGCTACTCCTTTTTTGTTAAACATGACTAACTATATATACATATATATAAATATGTCAATATATATTTATGATTATTTTTTTAGACTTCGTGCCACTCTTTGCCTTCAAACAGCAAAGCTTCGGCTTCTCTTCTGCGTACCAGACCTTCTAACACCTTGCCATTAGCCTTATTCCATCTACGCATTTGATGCGGTACATCTTCTTTTTGATTTTCATTAAGAACTCTTAGCATAGTAGAGTTGTTTAAATTTGTTGATCCTAAATTATATGTCCAGGCTACTAAGGCATCAAACTCATTTTGTTCTAAGGTAATTAGCACAGCATCATTAACATAAGCACCATAAACAACTAGCTCTTCGTTAAGCCACTTTTCAGCTTCTTCTTGCGTGCAAGTATCGCCCTCCTTAACATTAGTAGTCCTACCATAACCTATTGTCCATACACCAGCACTACACTTATAGGCCTCTAGCCTACACCCTTCAAACTTCTTTATTAACTGTTTGCCTTCCTCTGATATTTGCATATTATTCTCCCCAGACTTTAGTTTTTGTGCCACCGTCATAATCAACTGCAAGATTTTCTTTTCTGAGCAAATCTGCAACATTGCCTTTTTCACAGAACACATCACCTAAAATCCTACCATACTTATCAACACCGTAGGACTTTATAGTTATTTCACCTACAAGCCATTCTTTTAACTTATCTTTTGCTAACAAGCCAAGCTCTTTTTCTTTTGCTCTGTGTGGGTATCTTTTTGTGTTGATGCGTGATTCTGGAGTGTCTATACCAGCAATTCTAACCACCTTGTTATACAGCAAGACAGAAAAACCTAGATCAATAGTTTCTAGGCGTATGGTGTCGCCATCGGTAACAGACCGAAGCGTGCATTTATACTCATACATTACTTTTTCTTCTTTCTCTTCTTAACAGTCTTGTAAGCTTCGTTTTTTGCAGTTGTAGGATCGTCCGCTATATACCTACCTTTTTTGTCCCTAGTTCTGACTTCCTCTGATTCTACTAAACCAATTTTTGCCAACATATTACCAAACCATTTCATATTAATCCTCTTTAGTATGTGATGCTCCAAAATAAAAAGATATGATCGCACTAGCTAATCCACCTAAATATCCTAGAACTAAGTTAATTAAAGCTTCACTATTTTGCTCTGGTGGTTGTAAGGTTACTAAAAATATATAACCTAAAAACCCACCTATAGTGAATAACCCAATGATTCTTGCTGTCCAGTCTTTACTAAACATGCTTCTTGCATGTTGTTTGTCTTGCGTTTCTAATTTAAATATATCAACGTCTAACTCTTTCATTTGTGTCTCAAACTCTTGCTCTGCTTTCTTAAGTTCAAGCATTTGTTCTGGCGTTGCATTTTGTAATGCTTGTTGTATTGATTTTTGATCATTAGAAACACCAAGAGTCTTAGCTATAAGATTTGCTGCCATACCACCCATAGGCGTACCAAGCGCTGTTCCAAGTGTCGGTGCTACTGCGCCAACTATATTTTTAAGTATTGCTTTCATAAGTATATATCTTTAATTTATTACTTTTGCCTTTAACTTTAATAGGCTTTAGAGATTTTAACCTATATTTGGTATTTTTTTTAGTATTGTGACCAATTACTAAATCTGCGCCTACATCCTTAGTGGCACTTTCAAACCTTGCTGCTGTGTTTACAGCATCACCTATTGCACTATAATCAAAGCGTGTGTCGCTTCCCATATTACCTATTATTGCTGCTCCTGAGTTTATGCCTATACCTATCTCTATACCTAGATCGGCTTGCTCCATATCTTCCTGTATTTTCAATGCTGCTGCTATGGCTTTATTCTCATGTTCAGGCAAATCTATAGGTGCATTAAATATAGCCATCATCGCATCACCTATATACTTATCAACCATGCCACCATACTCTTTAACTGCATTTGCTTGTATTGTCAAAGCTTTGTTCATAATGTTTGTAACTTGTTCTGGCTCAAGTCTTTCTGATAAAGATGTAAACCCACGAACATCCGTAAATAAAAAAGTGCAATATTTTTTCTCACCGCCTAGTTTTAGCAATCCAGGACTTTCTTGTAATTGTTTAACCTGTCTTGGATCAAGATAATGCTCAAACTGTTTTTTTATCAATTGTCTTAATTTGTACTGCTCCATAAAGCGTAAATAGAAAGCTGTAGCACTTGTTATAAATTGTGATATTAAAGTCCAGGTTACGTCTATTAAAAGACCTTTTTGAATCATTATGTAGCCACCAGAAGCCACACAAAGCATTAAAAAACTACCTATACCTAAACCCCATGCAAACCCAAAATAAGTTAGTACAAGCCACGACAAAGCGACAAAAATTGTAAAAATAGCTATTTCTAAGCCAAAACTCCAATCAGGTATGCTTGGCGAATCAGGTATTAATATAGATTCTGCTAAAGCAGCTTGTATCTTGTGCGGCTCAAGTAGATTGTTTGGTACTGCTATTTGAGGCATTATGCCAGCAGCAGTAAAACCGACAAAAACATATCTACCCTCAACGTCCATTTCTTGTAGTGTTGTTTGTTGCGTATTAACCCAAGTTATCCATTTACGTCCAAGACTATCTGTTTTTACAGGAGCTAAACCTTGTACAGTAATTTCTTCTATACCAAGATCACTTGTTTTTATGATGTATGAACTATTGCCAGCTAAAACTTTCATTACCTCAGTTCCATACGCAGAAACAAAACCATCTGGTGTTTGTAACATAAGAGGTATCCTTCTTACCAAGTTATCAACTTCTGTTGGTGCTACTGCTATTCCTTGATTTGCGCAATCTGCAAGTGCATCTATATTTTGCACTACACCTGTTGATGTTATTCCTGTAACCGCATTATTGCCAAGTATTACTGTGCCAGATGTTGCAGGATAATTACTGCTACCATCTTCAAACATTGCCAGCACAGAACCACCATAACAAAGAGCTTCAGCAAAAGCTGCATCACCGCCAAATCTGTCTGATTGTGGAAAAGCTAAAACCCATCCAACACCTAAAGCTCCTCTTTGTAAAAGCTCTATATGTATCTCTGCTAATCTTTTTCTAGGTAGTGGGTATCCGCCTTCTCTTGCTACATCTTCTTCAGTAATATTAAGAATTGTAAAGAAACCAGACTCATCATATTCTTTTACTGAAGCATCAAAAGTTCTAAGCTTAATAACTTCTACAAAAGTCCATTGAAATATTAGAGGTATTGCTAGCAATGGCAAAATGATAAATATTAGTTTTTTCAAGTTAGTTCTCTTGTTTTATTCTTATAATACTATCACTTCCGCCATTAATTTTAATAGTTCTTGAAACGCCATCCTGGATAATAATAACTGTATAGCTATCATCTGAATTTATGTCTAACCTTGCTGTACTGTTAATACTTCTTAAAACAGTAAGTTTTTCACCAGTAAGAAATGTTGTGATTTGTGTATCTAAATCTTGGCCAAAATTTGTGCCTGCTATTTGTACAGAGCTTACATCTGCTTGTAGTTGGTCTTGTTCTTCTTGTATTTCTAATTCATCTAATATGTTTAGCAAATCTTCTAGAAAATTCACATCTAAGTAATTTATATCTAATTCTGTAAATTCTAATTCACTTTCATTGTCTAAAAAATCTTCTTCTAAATAATCTATATCAAGATCATTAAAATCAAGAATACTTTTTGACTGTGTGATTATTTTTTCTTGTTCTAAAACTTTTTCTTCTGGTGGCGAAACTATTAAAATATTATCTATCAAGTCCAAAGATAAATCTAAAACTACAGGCTTGCTAGGTGCATTTTCAAACACAGAAACTGTAGTTGCTTCAAATGGTTTATTAAGTATGACACTTCCTGTTGCAGTTATAACTTCTATTTCACCACTAGATAATCCATACTTATCAGGCAAAAGTATAATCAAACTTTCACCAAGCTCATTAACTGTTGCTGTAAAGTCCGTGCCACGAATAGCAATATTTGCTGTTGGTGTTTTTAATGAAATATTTTTTTTGTTTATTTTATCAATGTTGCCAGATATAAACCTGGTCGTTCCTAGTGCGAAAGTAAGAGCCATTTTAGATTTTGCAGGGTTAGGATTGTAAACATATTCGTTAATTAGTAACTGACTATGTTCTGTAAGTCGTACAATAGAATCATCAAGAAATGTAATAGCCATACGACCATTTGATGTAATGGCTTCATCGTTGCTTTGTATATCAAAATCTACAAAAGCATTTAAGGGTGCATCCCTTATTATCTTTGCGTTACCTCTTAGTTCAGAGACATCACCAATACTAGCATCCTGTTGTTGTGCCTTGATCGTTTTGAACGACACAAATAGTGGAATTAGAAGTATTACTAATAATTTTAAGATAATCTCTTGCAAGCGTAGATGCTTGCGTAATGTCAATATCATTTGAGCTACCATCTAAATCAAGATAAAAATATGCAGAATCAGCAGATGTAGTGCCACCATAACCGCTACCACTAAAATCTAAATCGTTTGAATTACCGTTTATGTCAACGTAATTTATTGCGTTTGCATAATCAATATCAAAATCAAGATTATTACTATCACCTAAAATAATCCAATCTAGATCAAGATATGATGAATCAGAGTTTTCAGCTATAGCAAGGTCAATCTGGTTACTTCCTCCTGTTACATCAATATTTAAATCAATATAATCTGCGGATATAAGTCCTGTACTATTCAGAAGTATATCTAATATGTTGCTGTCCCCCTCAAATTCAAAAAAGCCTGTAAAGTTATCACCATCAATTGCATCTGATCTAAATATGTTAGATGATCCTATTTGGTTTATGTCAAGTGTCATAGAAACACCATCAAGATCAAGAGCAGTCATTGTTCCAGAAGTAGCCTCAGAGCCGCCAATTAAGTTTGATCCGCCCAACTGCTCAAGATCAATATTTGCTGTGTTACCAGACTGATCTACATATATCTCATTATCTGCAAGTACAGATAACGACAAAAATAAAGCTATGTTTAATAATTTATTCATATTTCCAATACCCTCTATCATATCCTATTTTTATAAGTTGTAAAACTGCGCCTTCAATTGCTTTCATTAAAGCTATAGTTGTGCTTTCGTTAGAAGCAGAGCCAATCTCAACTTCTACAAGCTCTGTACCCATTTCTATAAATTTAAAAATATCTTGCGATTGTCCATAACTGTATATTGTTTTTTGAGACATTACTTCAATAAGTATCTCACCTGTAGCAACAGACACCATACGCAGACTTACGGTTATTGAATCTTCTCTATATTGCATGCTTGAGCCTAGTCCAAGCCATCTTGCTCCAATGCCTCCTGTTTGTAAGTTACTATCCAGGCTAACTACAGCGCCTTCTAGTAAAACACCTGCAAAGAGCAAAGGTGAAAGCACATTTTCATCATCTAATTGTTCTCTTGTTGATCTTATGAGTTGTCTTTCTTTTGTAAGATTATCTAATCCTATCCTTTCAACTACACGGAAAAAATTACCATTAGCTGCGTGTTTTAAAGTACGTATTAGTATTGTGTGTGGTGCTTGAGTAATAGCAGAAGAAAATAATGCAAACTCACTATTGCTTTTACGTTGGCCTGTTTGATCTGTAAAAGACGAAGCATAGACAGCAACAACAGGTTTTACAATCGGAGCTTCTACAAATGCAAGTTCTTTTGATTGTAAATCAAATATAGAGTATTTATTAAGTCCTTTGCTTTCAAACCTTTCAGGTCGTGTATCTTTGACAATATCAAAGACAGCGCAACTAGAAAGAGAAATCACCAAGAGGTAATTCAATAACAGTCGTAGTTCCATCATTTGAGTTAAAAATTGTTAAAATTATCATACCATCAATAATCTCGTAAGATATTATATTGCCCTCTAATTCAAATGTACCTTCTGTTGATTGATTTTCTCCAAACATATTTTCCACAATTTGTCTGGATATTTGTGCATAGATGCGTGAAGAGAGGTTCTTAAGGAAGCGATTTAAAGTAGTGTTCTCTTCATCTCTTTTAATTTCATCTTGTAATGCTTTTATTTCTTCTTTTATTGTCATTTTCCGCATGTGTTCTTGGTTCTCAATCGTAAGATAATGTGAGCTTGTATTTACGCCTGAAAAAGATGGTGACTTAAACTTAAAAGTTATTTGATCTGCTTTTAAATTTAAAGAAATTATGCCTATAAACATGACAAGCGCCCAAATAATAATAATTTTATAATGTGTTGGTAACTTAATCTTTTCTTTGGTCATTCCTATCTGCTTTAGCTATTTTATTGCTATCAATTAATTGTGGTACACCTAATATAGTCTTAATTAAGGTATCTTGTCTAATAATTTCATTATCAACACTTCTTACTCGGTCTATTAATGAAACTAATATCTTATGTTGTGAATCAAGCTTTGTGCCTAATCTACCTTCTATTGCAGCAATCTGACTTTCTACTTTTTCATCAACAGTATCAAGTTTTGTCTCCATGCCATCAACAATACGCATAATAAGTTTGTAGATAAACCACCCAAGACCAAGTGCTGCTGCAATAGGAAACCCAACTTCTTGAATTACTGTTACAGCAGACTCCATTATTTAATTAGCTTTTTTCTTTCCTGTATCTTTATCGGCTAGTTTTTTTTCTAGTTCTGCATGTGCTACAGTCAAGACTCTTAATGCGTGTCGCAATTCGGAGTTTTCCTGCAATGCTAATTGATAGACACCCTCTAAATTAATTTCTTTTTCCATATTAACTCCACACAGCAGTTGCAACTGTTTGCACTAAGGCATCTTCGCCAGACATGTCAGTAGCAGAGCCACCATCTTCAACAAACTTTGCAAAGTTCTTAACCTGTGTGCTTACAGAACCATCAAGACTTGCATCTGAACCTGTGCCTGATAGTGTATTGTTATATACAACCATCAATGTTGGGTGTTTTGCATTTGTTGTATCATCCGCAGAACTATCTGCTAATGGGTAAACTTCAATCCTTTGGACTGAAACTGTATTACTTATTGCCATATATATCTCCTAATAAGAATTAATCTTTGCCTTAATTTGTTTTTCTACATCATACCATACGCCAGGCAAGTAAGCATTTGGGTTGTTTTCTTTTGCATCATACAAATCCTGTAAAAATTGTTCAACTTGTTGTTTGGTAAAACTCATATCTTGTGAATCTTTAAATTAAATCCTTCTGTTGCTATCGCATTAGGTGGAGTTGATCCACTTAAAGGTGCGTAAATTATTGAATTTGATCCTGTTATAAAGTTTGGTGTAGATGCTGTTGGGCTAATACCACTAAAACTTAGTTTTGTTGCAGGTGTCCCACTTGGATAACTAAAAGTGCCACTTGGTACATCTAAAATTGTATTATTACTAGAGTTTACACTAGCTCCACTTGGCGTTGAAATGTTTGTGATTGTGCCGCCTGTAATAGCCCAAGTTGTAAAAAATGGAAAAGATGTATTAGTTGTTACTGTGAATTGACATTCAAATTTAACTTTTATATTGCTTGAATTATCCGTTATTGTAATCCGAACATCATCACCATTTGCTATTGCAGGTGATCCTGTTACAACAGGATTTGGGGATGCAGCAGTATATCCTGTGCCATAAGTTGCTATCGTTCCACCACCACCTGTACCTGTTGATGTTACATCTTGATCTAATACCAGTTCACCTGCTGATTTGCCATAAAAATCAGAAAAAGAAATAGCACCAGATGATACACCTGCTAAATCTCGTAAAGCTGTATTGCCTAAACTTTGTGTAGTTGTTACTGCAACACCTAATTCTTCATTTATTGATCGTTTTGGGTTTTGATTTGCACCTGCTGCTGTTCCTACAGACAAAACACCACTTGTTGCAAGAGCCATTATGCAACCTCCTCTAATTTAGCTTTCAGTTCTTCTATTTGTTCTTGTTGTTCTTTGATAGCTTCTATTAGATAACCTACTAGATTGCCATAAGCTACAGACTTTGTACCTTGCTCATCGTCTGCTGTTAAGACTAGCTCTGGTGCGATTTTTTCTATTTCTTGAGCAATGACACCACTTCCTTCTTTGCCATCTTTAGTAAAGCTCACACCTCGCATTTGTAGAGCTTTTTTGCCATCCAATGTTTGTATATTGTCTTTAAGTCTTTCATCTGAAAATGCTGTTATATCTCCACCTGCTGTTATTGCATTTCTTACAATAATATCTCCTGAATTATTCCAACGTAAAGAATAATTATTACCACCTAAGTTTGTTGTAAGCTCTCCACCTTGATGCCCTTGTAATTGCGCTCCATCAATAGCCACTCCTGAATGACCTGTAGCTTTATATTGTATATAATGGTTACTGTCTCCATTACTTCTAAGTCGTAGAATGTTGTCATGCATTGATAATGAAGCTACGTTTCTAATATGTCTATTAGCATCTATAATTGTTGTTGCAGAAGTTCCTATTTGGAAATTCCCAGATGCATCTATACGGAATCTTTCTGTTCCTGTGCTGCCACCAGTTCCAAAAGTTATAAAGTTATTTGAGTAAGTGCTACCTCTTACGCCACGAATCCAAACATTAGGTGTTGTGTAAACATCATTAGTAGATACGCTAAAACTTAATTGACCATAATGATCTGCTGTTGTGCTGTTTCTTTGAATATTAATACCATCGCCATTTGTATCAGTTTTGACTTGCAGAGCTTTTGCAGGTGTTGTAGTTCCTATACCAACTCGTCCTGAAGAATCTATGTGCATTCGTGTTGTTGGTGTTGTTCCAGTTACGAAGTCAATCTCTGACCCTGCTCCATCTCTTGCCTGAATTACTAGGGCGTGACCTGTGTGCGACCCAGTACCATCACTTGCATATATTAGTGGTCTTCCACCATCTGCAACATCTGATACAGTATCTCCAAACCGAATAGCACCATGAACTTCTAATTTTTGACTAGGACTTGTAGTTCCTATACCAACTCGCCCTGAGCTATCAATACGAGCTGCAAATACTTTTGATGCTGTTGTGCCTACCCAAAAGTTGATTCCTAAGTTGGTGTCATTATCAAAGTTAAATAAATGCAGACCTCTTGCAGTATTTCCTGAAGCAAAAGATGTGCCTGACATACCTTTATGATAGCTTCCTAAACTTGGAGCATAATTCATAGATATTGTGTCATTCCAATCGGTTGTGATATTACCAGTACTAGTAATTGCACCACTAGAGATAGTTCCAATGTTTGAGATGTTTCTTGAAGAATCTATGATTGTAGTAAAATTATTAACTTGACCTATTGCTAGTTGAGGTGCGATTGTTCTGCTTGATTGTAAAGTAAGACAAACTGAGGTGCTTCCACCTGCATATAGATAGGTTGCACCACTAACACCTGTCATAATAGGAACATCACCAAAACCTCTGTAATTTACGGCAGCATCAACCTTGCCATAATAGTTTGAATTATTGCTTCGTATCAAACCTGAACTAGTTATAGCACCACTATTGATAGTTCCTGCAAAGGTGGCGTTTCCTGAACTGGTTAAAGTAAATTCATCTGCACCTGCACCTGTAAAATTTATGCGAAATGTGTTATCGGTGTACTGATACAGAAGCCAAGCATCTGTATCGCTAGAATCTGTAGGTCGTAACTGCAAAACACCACCTGATTGAACAGTTACATTGCCACTACTTGTAATTGCACCACTAGAGATAGTTCCTATGTTTTGTATGTTTCTTGTTCCTGATGTAATAATAGTTGTTGATCCCATTTGTAAATGACCAGTTGCAATTCTTACATCACCATTTACATTAGCTGCTAATCTAACACTATTCCCAGTTCTTAATACAGCCTCTCCACTTTGATTTCCTATTTCTATGCTGGCATTTGTATTGTCGCAAGTAAATCTTGCTAATGAACCTCCTTGATTAGTTTCAAATTTTGCTGCTTCAAAGTTGTCTGTATGGTAAACCTTTAATGCATGTGTACCAGATGGATTTGCTGAGCCAATTCTAGTATCGCCAGTTAAAACTGTAGTGCCTGCAACTGAGATATTTCCTGCAAAGGTGGCGTTGCCTGAAGAATCAATACGTGCTGTTTCTGAGGTTGAACCACTAGCAAATCTTTCAATAATTAAATCATTATTTCCATTTCTTCTAAATTTTTGACCTGTATCTGCTGCTGCATTTTGTATGCTTAAATTTGCTGCATCATCAGTAATGGCAACACCATCAGAAGTTATTGAGCCTGTAACATTTATTTTATGTGAAAAATCAAACTCATCATTGGTTGCATCCCAAAGAATAGTCGCATCTGTTGAAGCATCTACTGCATCTTGAATAGTGATACCTGCTCCATCTGCATTTGCAGAAGAATCACCTGTTGCAAAGTTTAAAGTTATGTTTTTATCTTTTACATCTAAGTTAGTGGTGTCAATTGTTGTGGTTGTACCTTGTACAGTTAGATCGTTAGAAACTATTATGTTACCTGTTACATTGAGAGTAGAACCATCAAAAGTTAAATTTGATTCGCCATTTATACCTGCTGCGCCAGTTGATGTAACTAATCTATTATTAACGCCATTTGAATATGAAGCAACAACATTACCTGTCGATTGCCAAGTTGGCGGTGTTGAGCTTCCATTAGATGTTAAAACTTGACCAGAAGTACCATAGTTTGCACCACCCAATCCTATAAGACCTGTTCCTGTAATTCTAAATCTTTCATTTGAGCCAGAAGCATCTTTAAAAATATGATTACCTGCTTCATATATAGCGTTAAAAGTATTTGTATTGAAAAGCGTTATAGAAGATTGACCACTATTTAATTTAAGTGCGTTTGTGGAAGTTAATACATTTTGAAAAACAGTTATAGCTCCACCAATTGTTAAATGCCCACCAAACGAAGCAGGTTGTGTTGAATGAAATGTTGCTGCGCCTTCTAGAGACATATCAAGTGTTAAGGCATCTCTTGGTACACCGCCATCTATACCGCTTAATTTAATATCGCCATTATTTACCATTGATTTAATTTTAAAATTTGATCCACTTTTTATTAAAGAGCCATAACTTGTGCCACTTTCTTTTAATAATATATTCTCTCCTTCGGTATCAGAGGCTAAAGCAAATATATCAGTCAACGGATCGCCATTAAGTGTAATCTTACTGGCATCAATTGTTCCTGTAACAGTTGCACCAGTAACATTTAAAGATGAAGCTGTTATCGCACCTGATACTGTTGCTCCTGTTGCAGTCATTACACCAGAAGAACTAACTGTAAAAGCTCCTGATCCTAAATTAATTGATGAGGAAGAACCATTAATAGAAATTCCAGAATTATTAATAGTTACATCGCCACCACTTACAGTTACGTTAGCTGCGTCTAGAGTGCCTGTAGTTATATCATCGGCACTTATAGCACCAAAGACACCTGAAGCAGAAGTAAGTGTTCCTGTTTGTATTTCAGTAGCAGTAATTACATTGGCTTGAATGTCACCTAACTTCACAGGTTGTTGAGTTACATTAAAGGTAATAGAAGTTGCACTTGATTCAGCACCAGTACTACTAATTGATGTTATAGATGCAACATAACCATTTGCTTTAGCAATAAAATCTAAGTCTATAAAAGCATCACTTACAATTCTGTTATGTATTTCTTGGCCTGAAGAATTTTTAATTATTACTCTAAACTCTTTTGCAGGATAATTAGTTGCTGCTGTCCAGGTTAAAAAAGCTCTCCTTGTTGAAGTAGCATCGGTAAATGTTAGGTTGGTTGGTGGCTCTGCTTCTGTGCCTGTAGGCAAGTCTGGATCAGCGCCTACATTTTCCTCTGGCGGTGTAGCTGACCATGTATAAAGATCAAAATATTCTATTGCTTGTATACCTACTAAGCCATTATCTAATAAATTAATTGTTTCTATTCTATAAGCAGCATTTGATAAGTTATAAGGTGTATAGGTAATACTAACTACATCCCCTGCTGTAAGATTTAACAATCTTGGCGTACCAATAAAGCTAACTGTTTTTTGCCTTCTACTTCTTTCAAGTATGCCTTTACCCATGTTAAAGGCGTTATAGGGATTGGTTATGTATTGAAACTCTGCTGTGGTCTCTAGCTCTTCACCACCATCATCATTTTTATAAGTTGAAGTGCTATTATTATGAAATACAGTTTTAGTATCTGATTCATATTTTTTCTGTGCGTTAAAAAACTGTACTACAACTTTATTTAGTTTTTCTGCTTTATCCTCATAACGTATTTTTATACCCTGATCTATTATGTGATCATCGGTAATACTAAAGGATGATGATGTTGCATCTTCTACTAGAACGCTATATTTACCATCTATGTAATTTAAGAATCCTCGCATATTAGATAGTAAATCTCTTGCGTTATCTAATACAGTTTCATTGGTATCTAAAACACCATCACATTGTAATCTTCTAGTTTGTGCTAAGAAAAGACCAGATTCATCTGCATACATAAATTTACCAACAGCACTTCCACCACCATTACCTGTATCAGAACTGTTAGCTAATACGGTTGTTAAGTTTAAATCAGTTGCTTCAATCGTAAAACTGTTAGCATCTACAACTGTTGCAATGGTATAACCTTTGTTTAAAACTGTTGCTGTAATATTGCCACCAAGACTTGTTGCACCTGCAAAAAGCACTCTATCGTTAGCAGATGCACCATGTGAAGTACAAGATACAGTAATAGTTGCATCTCCATTAGTAGCAGAAAACGTAACGCTTTTGCTTACTTTCGCAGGTGGTACTCCATCTATATAAATTCTAAAATTTGTGCTTTCAGTATGTGGTGTAAATCTTTGAGCATCAATAACATTGTTTTGATTTATTATTACAGAACCACCGCTATCCTTAACGCTTAATAATTCACCACCTTTAATTTTTTTCCAAGTTGCTTCATTTACTGTAATAAAATTATCTTCAACGTCTGCTGAAAAAGTAGCAGAAGCGTATGAGCCACTATAATCAGGAACATCAACAATAGTATCTGCTGTGTTAGCTGCTGTTTGAAAAGACTGTAAATCTATTAATGATGCTGATAAACCTTTACCATAATCTTGATGCATATAATCAAGAAGAGTTAAAGCTGCATTATTAGACCATTCATAAGTAGTTTTATCAGCTATTCTATGTGAACCTGTACCACCAGTTATTGAGCCATCAAGTCTAGGATCGTAAAGTTTTCTTCCCTTTACAACTACTGTTAATTCTGGAACAGAAGTAAACATGCCTTTTGTGTCATACTGAAAAGATGCTGCTATGTAAGCAATTCCTCTAAGTCTGTGATTGCTTGTAAATTTAGTAGACTGTGAAGCGTTGAGCATAGGATCAACTGTTTGGTCGTCTGCTCCATGATGAGCATTTAAAACCATTCTATATCTTTTACTTGGATCAAGACCAGAACGACCACTAGATGTTGTGCTGTTTACATTACCTAACTGACTTGCTGTATTGAGTGATCCTGCACCACTAGATATTTTATCTGATCCTGCATAATAACCTTGTCTAAAAACCTTTGTATCAGATAAAGGCACGCCATTAATTTCTATGGTATCTAGCTCTATTGAATCAACTTCGCCTAGACATAAACCATATATTACAAATAATTCTTTTGAGTTACCTGAGTCTGTATCCATATAAAGAAGTGTTGAGCCAACTCTTCTTCTCCCATAAATAATTGGAATTTTGCCACCTTGAGCAGTTTTAGTAGCTAATATATCTTGACCTTGATCTTTTAATTTTTGTATTGTTCTAAAATTTTTAATACCTGTTATTACAGTTATAGCACCTGCAATATATTGAAAAGCTTTTTTAAGTGCTGCTTTTGTTGCAGCTTCTAACAATGCCATTTAACTACCCCACCTAATATTTGCTTTTGTTACATGAGCATATTCAAGACCTTTATCGGATGTAAAAGCTAATTGTTGAGATTCATCGGTAAAATGCCTTCCTTGTTTTAAGTTCCAATTTGACCAATGATTTGAGCAGGTAACAGTAATTTTTGAATCTGTTTTACTTTCATCAACTTCTACATTCTTTATGTTGCCTGAGAAATAGGTAAATGCATCAATGAAAGAATCATTAGAATCAAAAAAACCAAGATAAATATTAACTATATTATCTATGTAGTTTTGATCGTCAAATACCGATATTAGTGTTGAGTTAATATTAGATAATTCTATAGATGTTTCTTCAACTTTAAGTTCACCTGTTTCTGGTGTTGTATTTACGGATATTATTTCACCAGAAGATGTATAAGTATTTGAATCATAAGTTACATCAAACTGATTGTCGGTAAGCCTAAATACTGTTGATGTATTGATTTCAAGTAAAAAACAAAATGTATTTGTAGGATTCGCTAACTGCGTTAAAAGTGTATTGCTTAGTGATCTTGGCATTACTCAATACACTCTCGCAATGAAAAACTGATTGAAAACAAACCTGAAGTATTTGTTGTATAAAGAATATCGCTACTAAGATAAACCTTAAAATTTGGTTGGTCTACTGTTACAGCTTCGCTATCTGCAAGTGTAGCTATTATACTTGGTGAAATTGTTACTGTTGCATTACCGCTACTATCAGAAGTTAAATTTGATTCAACCATATAAACTTTATCGTGATTAGCAAACTTTATTACATCGCCTGCTTTTAAAACATTGGATGTAGAATTATCAAATCCTGACAATGTTATTGTTGTATCACCCACACTATGAGAGCCATTTACAACAATATCTGTTTGCGTTCTGTTAGCACCTCTGTTTGTTATTGGATATGTGTAATCAAATTTATCAAAAGAGTTTTGCTGTTTTTTAAGAAAAGCAAAAACATCCATCGCATCATCCTTTGATAAAGGTGGCAATGTAATATCCAAAGTAAAAAATTGTGATCCATATTTTCTAGTAACTCTTTTACCAGATACAGATTGATTAATTAAGTTAGGTCTATTGTCTTGCAATGATAGACTGCTTGGTTTTATGGTTGTTGGAAAAGTACCTGACATTATGCTATCCCCATTTTACCTCTTGAGTTATAAGCTTGATTAACCATACTTATAATCATGTTTTTTCTAGTGGCAAGCAGTTCATCAAAACCTGCTGCATCTACTGTAGATATATTAAAGTTTACAGTAGCACCCACGCCTTGTCCTTTTGTGTGATCTATAACTGTTTCGTTTGGATGCAATATTGCAGGGAAGCCACCACGTCCATCCACGCCACCTGTTCTTGCACCCATGCCTGTATATCCACCACCTGCAAAAGTAATTGGCTCAAAATCTGATATGTCTGGTGTGCCTGTATAACCTCCACTTAAATTTGGAGCAGATAAAGCACCTTTTACCATTCCTACTGCTTGTTGAACAATATAGAGTTGTATTAGTTCTGATATAATTGCTCTTATAATAGAAGTAGCTAGTTGTTTGAAATCTCCAAAACCATCACTTGCAATATCAAAGAAATCTGTAAATGCAGTAGTTAATTTACCCTCAATAGTATCAGCAAAAGTTTTAACAACTTGTATTGTATCTTTAATTTGATTTATCTGTTCCTCTCCTTCTTCATTTCCAAGAGCTAAAGATTCATTAAGTTTTTTTTGTATTTCTTCCTGCTTTGTTTTTGAGGCAATCATTTTTTCTATTTCTATAATCAATTTTTTTGTATCTTCAATCTGTTTTGGTACAGTACCTTCAAAAATAGTGCCTTTAAAAACATCTAAAAAACCCTCTTGTTGTGCTATAAGCTCATCTCTTTTCTTTTTTTGTTCATCCAATAATGTATTTAGCTCATCCATGCTTTTAGTAAATAAATCAGGTTTTATGAAACCCATAGCTTCAGCAAAATTTAAAATTGCTTTTGCTGTATCTATAAAAGCTGTTTTAAGTGGCAACATTACTTGTCTTTTAAGTCGATTCATTGTGTCATTAAATGCTTCTGCTTTTCTTACAGTATCCTCTGTAAAAACACCTGTAGCACTTGCAGCTAATTCTTCCATAGCTTCTGCGCCTGCTTTACCCATTACAGATAGTTTTACACCTGCTCTTCCCATAAGATCAGCTAATATTGCATTTTTTTCAAATTGACTTCCTACTCCATCTAAAGCATGAAATAACTCAACAAAAACCTCTTCAGCACCCTTAACAGAACCATCTGCATTTTTAACTTGAACACCAAGCTTTTCTAAAGTTCTCCCAGCTTCACTTGTTCTAAGTTGAGCTTGACCAACCATTTTTGTAAAGTTTTGCATCCCCTTGTTAAACTCTTCAGTAGTTAAACCTGCTTGTTGAGCAGCAAATTGAAATCTTTGTAAAAATTCAACATTAACACCAATAGAATCTGCAACTTTTCCAATAGTATCAGCTACTTGTAAGGCTTCATTACCAAATTGTACAATTTGTCTAACTGCAAAAGCACCTGCAAAAGCACCTGCAAGCTTTTTAACAGCACTTGTAGTTGTGTTTACATTTTTATTAACTTTTTTGAAAGCGCCAGAAGTATTATCTGTAGCTTTTATTTTCATTCTGTAATCAACTGCCATTTTTAATTTGCCTTCCTTTTTCTTTCAAATAAGCAAGCCATCCATAAAATTCTGATAAGGTCATTTTTTGCTCTAATTCATCTAAAGTTATATGCAACATTTCTGCTAAATAATATTTAGCAAATAATTCCTCATCATCTCTTACTTTTTTGCTTGCACCTCTATACTTTGGACTGACATTATTTCAGTAGCTATTTTTGTTACAACTTTTTGATCGACATTATTCATAAGATCGTGTTTGTCATTAAGATCAAACATTTTATTACCTTCTGCATCAAGACATTTATGAATTAAGCAATAAGCCATTAACGCTACATCGTCATTTTTTGCGTATTTTTGCAATTTTGACATTTCTCCAAGTGTCAATGGCTTTGCATATACTTTAAATACTGCATTTTCGTCTGACCATTCAGGAACTTCGATGCATTTTATTTCTAATGAATCAAAATGCTCTTTGGCTTTATCTATAACTGACATTAATAAGTGCCTGTCGTTAAGCCACCTGTTCCTTGAACAGTAATAGTAGATTCTACTAAACCATCAAATGAAGATGATACAGATTTACCTGTAACAATTGCTGTACCTGTAAGTTTTACATCGCCACTTGTTGTTCCTTCAGGAGCAAAGTTAAGTGTTACGGATGAACCAACTGATAAAGCTGTTTGTCCGTTAGTATCAGTTTCATCATATAAAACATCAACTGATCCACTAAAGTCTTTGATAGAAGCTAAGTATGTCTTTGATGAATCACCCATACTTGTATCTTCTACAACGTCTATAGATTCATCAATACTAAAACTTCTTATTTCAGCAATAGCGTTTGAACCAACTTGTACTGTGCCTTCTTTTCCAAGATGTGTTGCCATAATTATTCCTCGTTTTTAGTTTTAGAAGAAGATTTAACTTTATCTTTCGATGGGGTTGCTTCTTCTTTCCAACCCTTGCTTTTTAGATACTCAACACTATCAGGTTGTGCATCTATAATAGTTTTGCCATTTGGACTAACTAATTTCATAATTTTCCTCGCTAAACAGCCACATCAGGATTAGTTTCCTTAACATGGTAAGTTGTTAAAAAAGTCAAAGTTGCATAACCAACAGGACTTTCGCCTTCTGCATTAAACTCTATTTCTGTTGACTCTATGTAAACATCTTTAGCCAAGTTATTTAGAGTAGTATCAGCAGCTATAGCTTCTTCAACCTCCTTGCATATTGTATCAATAGTATCATCAAAATTAGAATTTGCCTTTGCATAACACTCAACAATTAAAGATAATTCACGTTGTGTTACTCTATCGGTGTGCATTACTAAGGGTTCTGAAGTTTCTGATTTTGAATAAATAATTAAAGCAGGAAGCTCATTATCTTGCAAAGCATAAACTCTGCTTTCAAAGACTCTAGAAGCTGTGGTAGTTAGGCCTGTTAAAACAGTACCTACTCTCTCACGAATTTGCTGGCGCACATGGTTTGCCATTACTGCTCCTGAAGAATAAGTTGCGTTATTCCTGTATTGTCAGGTTGCACATTAATAACTTTATAGGTAGCACCTGCTTTAATAGTAGTACCATCAAGATTTTTATATGCAGGAGCGACTATAGTATCGCCATGAGCAACACTCGGTACATCGGTTGTTTTGCAAAATGCTATTGGCTGAAAGCCCTCAACATCTACAGTACCAACATCAATACCAAAATATTCTTGCTCCAGGACAATATTGATAGATGATCCAGAGCCACCTTGAGGAGTATAGGTAACAGTCATACCATGACCTAAATCTGCATCAAGATAGCCATTAAAATCCCTATCAAACTCAAGAGCCATTACTTCTTAGTTCTTTTCTTTGGCTTTGGAGCATCTGACTCTTCAAGTCCTACACTTCTATTAGTTTCTTTTTTAGCTTTGCCCTTGTACTCTTCAGCTTTGCCATAGCCAACTAAAGCTCTACCCTCATCTACTGGTAGTTCAACAACATCGCCTGCTTTAACCTTTTCTTTGTTTGCAACTGTGTCAGTTAATATTAAGTATTTCATAAATTCACCTTTTTTAAGTTGGGTGGCAATAGCGCCACCCATTTTTTTAGTCGTTAAAACCACTCAATTATGAAGCAGCACAGAAAGACACAGCATGTCTTACAGCTACATCAACTGATTGTAAGCAAACTATTCTGACTGTTCCTGAGCTTGACGCAGTATATGGATCAACCACAACATCTAACCCCCCGAACATACCAACTAGTAAATCACTAAAGTTACCAAACACGTAATTATTAGCAGTTAACTGTGGAGATACAACTGCTTTATAGCCATTGATCTCGTCATTAACAGCAACAAATTGTGCTGTATTGGTTGCTTTTTCAGTAGTTTTCAATGTGCCATAGTTAGTTGGATGCACTATGTAAGCTAAATCGCCTACTAATGCGTTATCCACTCTGACAGCAGATTCCATGCTCACCATCTCAGCGAAGGTGGGCGCAGCAGCACTTGAAAGTGATACTGTGTTAATTCCTGAAGTGTTTGTAATACCTGTTGGATTACCTGAACTTCCTGATCCTTCTAATGCAGCATCATCAATAGCAATAGCCATTGAAGCAGC